AATTTTTTACGATTACCTAAACAAGATTCTCATGAAGATTACGAGGCAAATTACACAGCCCTTGATCTGGGTGATTGCGGTGATCATGTTGGTTTTTTCTGTGTCGGATCTGGACGAATATCTGGGGCCGTTCTAAGAATTTTAGAGCAGTTGAAAGATAAGAAGGTTTGGTTTTATTTTATTAAGGCGGACCCCACTGACATCTCAGATAGGGGGAGACTCAGGGAGAGGGCAACTTTTTTTATTTTACAAGAGTTCGCCCGATGCGATTTGGTGGAGCGCACCTACATACTTGACAATAAGAAGATAGAAGAGTATTTGGAAGAGGCTTCAATCTTTAACTATTGGGATAAGCTGAACGAGACCATCTCCTCAACGGTACACATGCTTAACTACTTTAGGCACACGGAGACTGTTATGTCTACGTTTTCTAGCGTGCATAACGCAGCAAAGATACAGACGCTTGGTTTTGTAGATTTTAAGACAGGGGAAGAAAAGTTGTTTTATGATTTACAGTTCCCACGGCATCGCCTATACTATTACGCAATAGAAGATAAGAAATTAAAGACAGAAGGCAACCTTCTGTCCCGCATCAAAAAGCAGATGAAAGGAGTAGCCAGCGACAGGTGCGCGGCGAATTATAGTATATATTCAACTCAATACAAGGAAAATTATTGCTACGTGGAATTATTTTCATCATTTATACAAGAACAAAATTTACCAGAGCGCTGACCGCGACTATGGTACAACCAGTCGCTTGGGAGATTTGCCAAGTGAACTTTAATTAAAAGGAGAATTTTATAATGAGTATTAATTTACAGAAGATGAAGGAGAAGCTTGCCGCCCTTAACAGCAAGGGAGACAAGAAGAGTGCATTTTGGAGGCCACAAGATGGAGAGCAAACTATTCGGATCGTTCCTACAGCAGATGGGGATCCTTTCAAGGAGTTTTTCTTTCACTACAACTTGGGCAATAACCCCGGATTTTTATGTCCAAAGCGAAATTTTGGCGATGATTGTCCTGTTTGCAATTTTGTGAGAACACTATACAATGAGGGTGACGAAGAGAGCGTCAAGATGGCGAAGAGCTTAAACGCACGCCAACGGTTCTTTTCACCCGTACTTGTGCGAGGCGAAGAAGAAGAGGGAACTCGTGTTTGGGGATACGGCAAGATGGCGTATCAAGAACTCTTGAACCTTGTTCTTAACCCTGACTACGGTGATATTACCGATACTGATGACGGAACCGATTTGGTGATGAAGTATGGTAAGCCACCGGGAGCTTCATTCCCGCAGACGAGCCTGACTCCTCGTCGTCGTTCGTCAGCGTTAGCCGAGGAGAAGGCTAAGATCCGTGAGTTTTTGGATCAAATTCCCGACTTTGGGAAACTCTTTGAGTCTAAGACTGGTCCGGAAATTCAAGCAATGTTGGACGAGTTCTTGCTCGGAGAGGAAGATGCCGAGGATATTTCTACTGAAACGAAGAAGTATACCAACACCGAGACTGACGCTGTGGATAAGGCTTTTGCCGAATTGATGGCATAGGGAATGACCGCAGGGAGGCACGGGTTTACAGGTGCCTCATTTTCAAAAAAAGGATATCAAAATGAAAATAGCAAAGAATGGAAGAAATGTGAAGGTTCATTACAAGGGTACATTAAGCGACGGCACCGTTTTTGACAGTTCGCGGGATCGTGGCGAGACTCTTGATTTTGAACTGGGGAAGCCGGGAATGATTAGTGGCTTTCAAAAGGAAATTGTTGGAATGAGAACCGGTGAGACTAGAGCCTTTAATGTGCCGTGTGCGGATGCGTATGGAGAGCCTTTAGCGGAGGCTGTTGTTAAAGTGCCGAGGGAAGCGTTCGACCCAGCGATGAAGCTTGAGGTTGGAGAGGCTGTCTTAGGTCAAGGGCCTCAAGGGCCGATGCGAGCTGTTATTTCGGGCGTGGAGGATGATGGTGTGTTATTGGATCACAACCACCCTTTGGCCGGAAAGGATCTCAACTTTGAGGTGGAGTTGATGGAAGTGTCAAGAGTTAAGGAGTAGAGCGTGGCCAAGAAGAAAGCAAAATTAGGGCGTCTTTCCTTGTCGCAGATGAAGGATCTCATCAATAAAAAGGCAGGGATTGACGTTGCTTTCGATCTGCGCGGGGAAAACCCCACGGAGGTAAAAGATTGGATCTCAACGGGTTCACGATGGCTGGATTCAATCATCTGCCGTGGACAAGTGGCCGGTATTCCGGTGGGCAAGGTCTCAGAATTAGCGGGTCTTGAAGGGTCTGGCAAGTCTTATATGGCCGCCCAGATCGCAGGAAACGCCCAAAAGATGGGAATTGATGTTGTTTATTTTGACTCTGAAAGTGCGATTGACCCCGAGTTCTTGAAAAGCGCAGGTTGCGATCTCGACACTCTTCTTTATATTCAGGCGGCAAGCGTTGAGTTTGTTCTTGAAACTATCGAAGAGTTGTTGGGGTCCAACGACAATAGGATGCTTTTCATCTGGGATAGTCTGGCCCTTACACCAGCCGTGATGGACTTGGAGGGTGACTTTAACCCGCAGTCTTCAATGGCGGTAAAGCCGAGAATCCTTGCGAAGGGTATGTCAAAAATCACGCAACAGTTGGCGAATTCACAGTCCACCTTTCTGGTGTTAAATCAGTTGAAGACTAATATCACTAGATCGCCCTCCGAGGCAATGGTTGAGCCTTATGTGACACCGGGCGGTAAGGCAATGCACTATGCCTACTCTTTGCGTGTCTGGCTGACTAAGAGAAAGGCCAAGGCAGCGTTCATTACTGATGACAAAGGGTTTCGGGTTGGCAACGAGGTTAAGGTGACTTTGAAGAAAAGTCGCTTCGGGACTGATGGTCGCCAATGTACCTTCAAGATTATGTGGGCGGGCAACATAGGGGTCCAAGACGAGGAGAGTTGGTTTGACGCAATTGCGGGTTCGGAGGCTCTAAAACGCTCTGGAGCGTGGTATGAACTATGTTTTGAGGACGGAACAAGCGAAAAGTTCCAATCCAAGCATTGGCTGGACAAATTAAAAGACATTAAGTTCAGAGAAAGAGTACTTAGTGTAATAGACGAGGAGATTGTAATGAAATTTGAAAATAGAACAGGCGATGCTTCTCACTATTATAACTTAGAAGAGGACTAATAAATGAGTGATTTGCTTCTTTGCTTCGCTTTATTTGGAACTTTATTGTGCAGCGGCGATATAGAAAAGGATCTTAATGTGAGCCCGTTTTATAACCCCGTTCATTATGAACGAGTGGCCCCAGATTCTGATAAAACAGACTTTGTGAAGCCGGTCGTTCGGTATGAGTTTAAGCAGATTAAAACTCCGTAAAGCGGATAGTGATAAAACCCTTGGCAACCCCAAGGGTTTTGTTTATTTGTTAGAACTATTTATTGAGAGGCAAAAGTATGAAACTTGTTAATATTCTCTCTGAGGTTTTGAAGACGGAAGTTTTTTTGGCGGATTGTATTATCGCCACCAATCGCGATGTCAACCTCACGGATGTGCTAAATAATATTCGTGCTTTGCCCGGTGTTACTATTGTTAATATGGTTGGGAAGTCTAGGTTTATTTCCAAGCAGAAAGAGGTGGCACATGTTACAATTAAATTCTTGCCAACCACGGTAGGGGTCCTAGACTATATTAAATTCTTGGAAGAAACCGTGAGAAGGTATAATGAGATCTACGAATTCCGGGTTAAAAAACTAACGGATTACACCAAAGAGCAAGAGAGAAAGAGAAAGCAAAAGAGCCGTGTCTATGCCATCAGAAAACAAAGTATTGTCCCAGACCCAGCAGGAGCACCCCCAGGAAGCCCCTTCGCAAGCAGCGAGACGGGCCAAAAAGAAGGGTAGGGTACTAATAATAGACAGTTACAACCTTTTTTTAAGGTCGTATATTGTAGACCCATCCCTGTCTGCCAACGGTGACCCCATTGGAGGGCTGAAGGGCGTTGTTAAGTCTTTACAGAAGATATGTAGAGAAACACGGCCCGATAAGATCATCGTTTGTTGGGACGGCCAAGGAGGCTCTACCAAGCGTAGACTAATGAACAAGGGCTATAAGGAAGGGCGCAAGACCGTGCGCCTAAATCGCGATATTCGCGTCTTGGGCGAGGACGAGGAACTACAAAATAAAATTTGGCAGCAACAACGCCTCATTGAATACTATAATAGTATGCCCATAGCGCAGTTTATGTTCAAGTCAATGGAGGCTGATGATGTCATCGCGTATATTTGCAGGCTGGAACAGTTCGGAGAGTGGCAGAAAGTTATTGTATCAAGTGACAAAGATTTCTTCCAGTTGCTCGATGACCAGACAGTTGTTTATCGCCCAATCCAGAAGCAAGTTCTCAATAAAAAATACATACTTGATGAGTTTGGCGTCCATCCAAACAATTTTGCACTCGTTAGGGCTATGGCGGGCGATAGGTCGGATAATCTACCTGGAATCAAAGGTGTTGGTGTCAAAACCGCCGCCAAAAGATTTCCATTTCTGTGCGAGGAAAAGCACGCAACCATCCCCGAGCTTATTTCATATGCCAGAGAAAAGACACAAGAGAGCAAAGTAAAGATTTATGGAAATGTGGCCAGTGGAGAGGATGTAATTCTATCCAATTACCAGATAATGCAACTTTATACACCAACCCTTTCCATTGATGCTAAAAGAGAGGTGCGGCACACTTGTGCGGAAGCAGACCTTGGTTTTAATCAGACGCAGATCAACAAAATGATGCTTCAAGATGGCTTCGGCGAAATTAATTTTCAAGAACTGTTCGCAACCTTCAAAAGGATCGCCCTTTCCGATCGCTAGAGCGTACTTACAATACTGCTCACGACGGAGGAGATATGAGACTAGATAAGGATTTTTCCAACTATGGGAAATCCTTCCAAGAGACGCTTGCGCAGTTAATCTTGGAGGATAGACCTTTTTGTGATCAAATGGAAGAAGTACTGGAGGTTCAGTTCTTTGAACTTAAGTATTTGCGCCTATTTGTGACCAAGATTTTTGACTATAGGTCACAATATAAAGTTCACCCCACGGCCAAGATTTTGGCCTCTATTTTGAGGACTGATGTGGGTGATGAGAACGAAGCAGTACAGAAACAGGTGAGAGATTATTTCAGTAGAACGCTTATCAATAGCGCGACTGATATTGACTATGTAAAGCACACGGCGCTGGATTTTTGTAAGAAACAGAACTTGAAAAAGGCGATGATTGAGTCAGCGAACTTGCTACAAAATTCATCGTTTGATGAGATCAAGACCGTGATGGACAACGCATTAAAATTGGGCACGGACAACAACTTTGGGCACGATTTCAAGAAGGATTTTGAGGCTCGGTATGTTTTTAAGGCCCGAAACCCCGTTTCTACGGGCTGGGACAAGATAGACGGTATTATGCGCCAAGGCCTTGGAAAGGGCGAATTAGGCGTTGTTATTGCGCCCACTGGCGCTGGTAAGTCAATGATATTGGCCCACTTGGGCTCTGAAGCCATCAAGGGTGGCAAGAACGTTGTTCACTATACACTGGAATTGGCTGAGGCCCCGACAGGACATCGTTATGATTCTTGTATTAGCGGTGTTGGCTTAAGTGATCTGTTTAATTTCAAGGACGATGTTTTTGAGGTCTGTGGAAATGTAGAGGGAGAACTTATAATCAAGGAATATCCAACAAAGACAGCAACGCCAAATACGTTGCGAGCGCACTTGGACAAATTACGCAAGAAAGACCACAGGGTTGATATGATTCTTGTTGACTACGCTGATCTTTTGAAATCAAATGGAAGATATCAAGAGAAAAGAAATGAGTTAGAATCTATTTACGAAGATCTGCGGGGTATCGCGCAAGAATTTGACTGTCCGGTCTGGACGGCGTCTCAAACAAATAGGTCAGGATTGAACGCAGAAGTAGTTACAATGGAGTCAATTTCCGAGGCATTTAGCAAGTGCTTTGTGGCAGACTTTATTTTCTCGCTTTCAAGGACGACACAAGACAAACAGACCAATACAGGGAGGGTATTCGTGGCTAAGAATAGAAACGGCCCTGATGGTCTTGTGTTCCCGATTCATATGGATACTTCCAAGGTCAGTATTAAAGTGCTGGATCCGCTTCAGGCAAAGACACAAATAGCCAATACAAGCAATCCGGCGCAGGCGCAGATGTCGTCATTAAAGGAAAAATATTTGAAGCACAGAAAGGAGAGAGGTAATGCAGCTACAAAATAAAATTTTATCAGATATCACAGTGCATATGAAATATGCAAAATATATTCCTGAGGCAGAAAGAAGAGAAACTTGGGAAGAATTGGTTGATCGCAACAAAGCGATGCACCTAAAAAAATACCCCTCATTGGGGGAAGAGATCGCGCAGGCTTATAGTTATGTTTATGGAAAAAAAGTACTACCATCAATGCGATCCATGCAATTCGGAGGAAAACCAATTGAGGTGGCTCCTAACCGGATTTACAACTGCGCTTACTTGCCTATCGATCATCTTGCTTCTTTTAGTGAGTGCATGTTTCTCCTCCTTGGTGGAACGGGTGTCGGATACTCTGTTCAGCGACACCATGTCGAGAAACTACCAGAGATACAGAAGCCGAATACGAAGAGGACGAGAAGATTTCTTATTGCTGATTCGATTGAAGGCTGGGCGGATGCAGTTAAAGCGCTGATGAACTCCTATTTTAAGGGAGGTTCAAAGATACGGTTTGACTTTAG